AACTCGGCGGAACGCTTTGCCAACTGATAGGACAGTTCGCGATTGCGACCGGCCTTGTCAACGGCTTCGAGCGTACCCGAGATGAGGACCAGCTTGCGGCTGATCTGCGCGTAGTTACCCACGCGTACGGTTGGAGTCACAGCCGGGAAGGACGTGATGTCGTCCGACTCAAGCTGCGCGTTGGCAGTATCGACTGCTTCGAGGGCATCAGTCTGCCACTCGGTCAACACTGCGTTCATTCCCCCGCGCCCACCGTTGTTCATGAACGGCGTGTCGGTCGGCGTGATGTCATAAATGACGTCAGCCAGTTCTTCGCGCTGTCCAATAGCGTCGTAGGTTTGGAAGGTGTTTGTTACTATAGCCATGTTTCCCCCTCCCTGCCGAAGGTTACCCCTCCAGCATCGTTAAGAAAGCGTCGGCAGCGTCCCTTACGCTACCAGTTTCCCGAAGTTGCTCTCTTGCACGCTGGGTGTTTTTCGACTTGGAAGGTTTCGAACGCTTCGTAGTCCCCGGCTTGATGGTCGGAGCACTCTTTGCTTTCTTTCGAACCACAGTCTTCTTACCCTGAAGCTGGTCGTAGAGCATCGCCTTCCGTAACAGAACAACCGCTCGGTGGTCAACCACCGCGTCAAGCTCCTCGGGAGTGAATCCACTCTGCACCGCGTACGTTGCGAGGGATCTCGTGTCTTCCGCGAACTTGGCTTGGTCCTTCCATTCCGGCACGGCGTCGAACAGCTTCTGACGCTCAGATTCGACGTACTCCTGCAGCTTTTTGCCTTGCTCCTCGTTCAGCTTCCGCTGTGCTTCCGCCTTCTCGGAGGCAACGCGATCCAGCTTCTCCCTGTGGGCGAGCCAATCTGCGCGTTGCGCGGCATACTCTGCCGGGTCGTCCTGCCGCAGTTTTTGCCACTCTTCCTGCGACCGCTCTTGCGGACCCTCGTCCTTCAGTCTCGCTTCGAGCTTCTCCAACAACTGAGCGTATCTAGCGCGTTCCTGCTGGACACTCTCACGCTCGGCGTGGAACGCCTTCCGTTCCTCTGCGAGCGCTGCCGTTTTGCGGCTGTAGTCCTCCTGCCGCTGGTATCCCGCTGCTACTTCGGTTGCGGGAACCTCCTTCTTCTCACCGTTGATGATGACTTCGAACACGAGTTCATCGTCGCCTTCACCCTCTGGCTCATCCTCCTCACCCTCGGCGTCATCTCCCTCGATCTCTTCGTCCTCTTCTTCGGCCTCGACGTCTTCCTCGACCACTTCGAGGTCGTCGTCTTCATCGGCGTTTTGAGTTGTCGAAGATTCCTTCTTCACTTCCTGTGGTGGATTGTCTTCGGTCTCCAACAGAGCCGCGAATCTTTGCACAGGCGTGGGCGCATCGGTGGGTTGCCCCTTGTCGCCGCCTTTGTCCTGTCCCATAAATATACCTACCTTCCTGTGGTTTGTCAACTGTCAAGCTATAGCTTAACATTTGACGGTGATTTGTTAAGCTGTAGCTTTACTCTGCCAGCTTCAGCCCCTTGTACTTCTCGTTTTGCGCCGCTAGGCGCGCCTGCTGTGCATCCCACGCTTCTTTCTTCTCCGCGAGGATGCGAAATCCGGTGTGCACGTCGTTGAGCGCTTGCAAGCGGTGCCACCAGAACTCACGTCTCTCGGGTGTATCCGCCGTGCGCATGTTGTACACATACTCGGAGTCGAGAGCTTGGAACATTTCCATGAAGATGTCTTGCTTCAGGTACGAAGCGGCCTGCTGACACTTCTGGTATAGCTCCTCGGTCATCTCGTTACTTACTTCCGCCATCGGACTTTCCTTTCATTTTCGCCTTGTCGAGTTCGACCTTGTACTTCAGTTCGATCTCTTTGGCGCGCAGGTAAATGTCTGCCTGAATCCGCTCACGCTCGCGCTCCTCTTTCGCCATGTTCTCCTCGTGCGTCCACTGTGCCTTCTGCTGCTCCAGTTGGGCGTCGATTTGCACCTTCTGAGCTTGCGCGTTCGCAAGGATCTCTTCGGGTGTTGGTTTCGGCTCCGGTGGCGGAACGTCGAAATCAGGGTCCATTGGGTTGAAGAACAGCGTCGAGTCACGGAAGCCCGCCGTCGCCGCGAACTTGTGCAGCGTCTGCGCGTACTGTCCGTACTTCACGAACGGGTTCCCCGGTCCCATTTGCTGAATGATCTGCTCCTGCTTGCCCGCGATGGCGGCAAGCGCTCCCATCCTCTCCTCCGCGAGCGTGTGACCAACTGCGACGTTGATCGTCACGTCCATGTCCGCGTCCCATGCACGCGGATCTACCTCAACGAACTGGTTGTTGAGGCGCACCATGCGCGACTTGCTCTGGTGTCGCACAAGTAAGCGCAGAAGGCCGCGCATGAGTTGCTTCATGCCTGTCTCGGCTAGCATTCTGGCGTACAACTCTAGCCGCTGTTGCGCGCCACTAACCGAAGCTGCAACGGCGGTTTGAGTGCTGGACTGCAATGAGTCGGGGTCGAGTCCCACTGCGCCCTTCGCGACGCCCACGCGTGCGGCCTTCATGTCGTCGAAGTACGTCAAGAACGGCAACGAGTACTGCCCCACGAACTCGTGGTCGAGCGTGCGCACCATGTTGGGGTTGCGCTCGCGGATGACCGCGCCGATCTCTGTGTTCATGATGTCTGCGATGCTCGCCTGCCCCTCGACCGCGACGGTGCGCGGGTGGAGCGAGAACGCGAGCGAGTCGAGTGAACCGCGCAGCACCTTCGTCTTCGAAAGCTGCAGGTCGAGCGTGCGGTCTGCGACGTCCATGCCCTGCATCTGGTGCGGCTCGGGGTCCACCTCGAACATGGCGAACGGTCTGTCCGGCGCGGGCTCGTCCCAAACGAGCTTCGGGCTCGTGCCGACGAGCACCATCTTGCGGTGCTCCGTGATGCCGTCGTTGTCCACGTCCATGTAGATGTAGATTTCGTAGTACGGAATCTTGCGATTCGGACCACTTGCTTCGTTCACCGGCAGGTTGCCACCTGGGTTACGCGCGAGCGCTTCCGGCGTGCTGCCAAGCTCTGTGACGCTCGGGCCGGTGCCGCGCATCTTGTGCCCGCTGTCCAACTCGGTCAAGATGTCCTCGGGCACGCCCATCGCACGCAGGTCGGAGAGCGTCTTGTCCTGCCGCTGCCCAACCATGATTGCATCTTCCATGCTGCGCGCATCCGGCGAGTAGATGAACTCCTCGGGCGGAACTACCGCGAACTTGATCTTGCCGTCGCGGTTGAAGCGCTTCACTTCGATGTCGTAGCAGATTGTCGGCTGCGGTGGTTGCGGAGGCTGCAAGCCCAACTGCGCGGGGCTCTGACCGCTCGCGATGATCTGGTCGTACTGCTTCTGCTGCTGCATGTACGCGACCACTGCACGCGGATCGGTGTACTCCTTCTGCTCGGTGATTTCGTACTCCACGTCCTCGTCGGCTTCGAGCAGATACAACTGCTCCTCGGTCACGTTCGAGAACTCGTAATTCTCAACGTGCACCGTGTCATCCCACCAATACTTGATTACGCCACCGCGCCGCAGCATCGCATCCTTGATTGCGTTGTGCACCTCGATGACGCCACGGTTGTCGTGCTCGATGACGAAGTTGACATACTCTGTCGCCAGCCGTGCAGACGGTGCTTTGTCCGCCGTGCGCGGGTTGAACTCCACCACGCGATCCGGCCCGAAGAACAGACGCATGAATGACGGCATCAACGCGTCAACTGTGTCCTTGAGTTCGGTCGAGACGACTTGCGCTCGCCCTTCCTCTTCGTCTCCGAGTGGGCGACCGTAGTAGTAATTCGTCGCTTGCTCCCGGTGCGGAGCCATGTCCGACTCCTGATAGCTGATCGCCGCTTGAATCTGCCGCGCAGCTTCCGTCTGTCTCTCCTCTACGGACATGGGCTCGTCCGGCATGTCCTCAACCGGCTCTGGTTCGCCCATTACATCTTCCGCTGGAGTGACGACGTCTTCGTACTTGACTTGGTCACCCATTAGACTACCCCCTTGATGTTGCGCTTGAGCGGCTCATTCCAGCTAGAATTGGCAAGAGAGCCGTACATTAATATACCACCGCCCCCGGCGAAAGTCAAGACGAACGCGTCTGCGAGGTCGGTGCTGCGTCCTTCCTTACCGAGTCGCTTCTTCACGTCGGCCTTGCTCTCAGCCTGCAGTTTGCCGGTGCTCGTGTACGAGTACTTGAGTATCGACAACTCGGTTGTGAACACACTGTCGTTCGCGGGGAGTGATGCAACTTTCGATTCGAGCCACTTCTTCGCCTCGAACCAAAGCTCTGTGCGCTGGTTGCGGAACTGCATGCCCATCGCGGGCGCTTCGCTGACGTTCACCGCGACGATTGGCAGTCCAAGCTCGCGCAAGCGGTCGGCAACACCCGCACCGACTCCGATTGCGTCTACGTAGATTTGCTTCGGTCGCAAGTGGATCGGTGTCTCGTCCCACTCGTGCTTGACCGCGCCCGTTAGCTGCATGAGGTCGAGACCGTGCCACACTTTGATCGGCTCGGTGACCACACTGCCCTTGCGCTTGCACAACGCGCTGCGGTCGGAGCCGAAGCGCGCGACGTCGAGGCCCCACACTTCTGTCGTGTTCGGGTGCGGAATCACTTCGCGGTTCACCGCCTCCTCAATCAAGTAGTACGGAATGATTGAGTCGTCGTCTGTACGTGGGAACTCTCCGAGCACGCGGATGCGGTACGCGTTCGAGTCCTCGCCGTA